CAACGTTGCAACGGGCATGGTGGGAGCACCTGCCTGTGGCGACGTCATGAAACTAGACCTAAAGCTAGACAATAACGATAGAATACTAGATGTTAAGTTTAAGACTTATGGTTGCGGTTCAGCAATCGCTTCTTCTACTATGTTTGTAGAAATGTTAAAAGGAAAAACAATAGAAGAGGCAAAATTAATTAAAGACAAGGACATAGCAAGTGCCCTTGAACTACCTCCCATCAAGCTTCACTGTTCAGTACTAGCTGAATCAGGAATAAAGAAAGCAATAGATGATTGGGAGCAGAAAAAAGCAAACAGGCTACATAATGGAGGGCCTTTATAATGGAAAAAGACTATCAAACAAAAGACATTAAAGCAACACAGACAAAGATGGAAGCACCAAAACCAAGTACAATGGGGAAACCCGAAGAGATGGCAGATGGTCAGATCTTTGAAAAAGAAGGACTATTCTTTTTTAACTGGAAAGGTGGACAATGTGGTTATGGGTGTCGTGAAGACGCAGAACTAGGCCTTCAGAAAGTAAGTGGCAACCATAATAGCTAAAATTAAGGACTGGTGGTACTGGTTTCTTAGTTGGTTTATTACTTACCATGAACTAACCGTTAGTTATAACAGTCAATGGGGCGATGCAGATGATCAAACTTTTATTGTTCAAAAATTTTATAAAAAACAACCAAACTATATTCGATTTAAAACACAAGATGGAGATATAGTAGAATTACGAGGCGCAGAAGGTCTCAATTACAGGATACAACAAATATGATAGAATTAATTATTCTCATTTTACTACTAAGTGGAGATTATAGCACAGAAAATAATCAAGTAGTTATACCCAATACTATTGAAGTTCCTAAGAATGCAGTAAATACAACTACTGTTACAGTTCTTGGAGAAGTATTTACCGCTTTAGGAACAAATACAAGCACAAGTACTGCTACACAAACTCCTATAGCTATTGTGGTTACAACCACTGGCACAGAGACAGAAACTACGACTGTTACAGCAACTTCAACAAGCACAAGTACTGGAACAAGTACTATGACTTCTTCAACAGGCACATGAATCAATTACTAATAGGAATTATACTTGTCCTCGGTTTAGGAAGCTACTATTTGTATACAGAAAACCAAACATTAACAGCAAATAATAGAGCACTAGAGGGAGCAGTAGCAACTCAGGAAGAAGCTATTGCCACTATGCAAGAAGATTTTACAAATCAAACTAATCAGTTGCAAGAAATGACATTAAAGAGTCAACAAGCTCAACTGGAACTAAATAGATATGGTGACTTCTTAAAAAATTACGAACTGAGTGACAAAATATTACAAGACCCAGTAAAAATGGAAAGGAAAATAAACAATGGAACTAAACATGCATTTGAAGGCATCGAAAAACTTAGTGCTACCGTTGACGATCTTGATGATGGTCTCCAGTTGCAGCCTACTTCCGACTAGGGAGATACAAGTGTCGGCAAAACCGATGGAACGAACCATCGTACAACCTATTATGCCTAGAGAAATTTCTCTAAGCAACCCAACTTTTATAGTGGTAACACCAGATAACTGGGAAGAACAGTTAGCACGAATAGAAGAACAAGAGGGAGAATTAGTATTCTTAGCTATGACTATACCAGATTATGAAGTTATGTCTATGAATATTCAAGAATTAAGAAGATATATCACAGAATTGAAGGATGTAGTAGTTTATTATAGAAAAGTTACTACTCCTCAAAAAGATGAGAGCAAGTAGACTTAAAGTTTGCAATAGTTGCCCTCACTTAAATAAATTTAAGGTGTGCAAAGTATGTAAATGCTTTATGCCCCTTAAAGCAAGGATTAAGAGAGCCAAGTGCCCTCTTAAAAAATGGGAGAAATGAATGGATATGGTAAATAAATGTATAGCTTGGTTAAAAGCTAGAGTATCAGAAAGAACTTCATGGGATGGAGTACTTCTAATCTTAGTATGTGGTCTAGTATTGTTTACTGGCAGCGTAGCTAAAATCTTAGCAATAGTTGGTCTAGTATACGGATTCTGGACTTGTTACAAGGCGGAATAAATGCCCTGGGGAAAAGGTTCCTACGGTAAGAGAAGAGGCCGTCCTAAGAAGAAAAAGGATAAAAAACGCAAAAAGCGTTAATGGTTAAACAATGTGGGCGTACCAGGATAAAACCAAGAGCGTACGCCCAATCACCAATAAAGGTAAAAAATGGTAGAAAAAATTAAAGAAATAGCTTTAAAAATTTGGAATATACTTAATGATAAAGACACAGATATGGATGGAGATGTCGATATACATGACGCAATGTTAAGAGCCGAAAGAAAAGCAAAGAACGGAAAAAATAACCCGTAAAGGAGAAATAAATGTCATCAGTTAAATTTTTAGGTGCAAACGCAGCCTGCGGAACAAGTGTAGGTGCAGCTTCAACTTTTGAAAATGCAACAGAAGTAAGGCTAGTGAATACAGGCGCTGCAGAAGCTATTGTAACTATTGCAAACTCAGCAGATGCTACACTTGCAAGTTTTACATTAGAAACTCTTGATAGCATCATCGTGAAGAAGAACCCTTCTGATCAGATATTTGCGGCAGCAAACACAGTATTAGGCAGCCCATGTAACGTAGGTGGCTAATGCATCGAATCTTACAAGAATCAAGAGATCAGTGGTTAGACGACGTTAAGTTGACAGCTACTGATACCCTTAAAAGAGTAAAGTATAAAGCTGAGAAACTTGGTCAGTTTAATGCAGAAGATGATTCTGTTATAAACTTATGTATGGGCTATCTATACTTACTCAGTATGTGTCAAGAAAACGAACTTTTTGTTCAAGATGAACCAAGTTGGTACTTAATTAAAAATATAAACGAAGAAAAAATTCATTAATAATGTTAGAAGTAAGTAGAACAGATGTTTTGAGCGACGTGTTAATGGATTTTGATACTGAATCAAGATTTATTAAATTGCCCATTGATAGTTATCTAGACTTATTAGGTATTACACCTAATACTGCTCAGGTATCTCTTATCAATGCAATAAACAACCCAAAATATAGATTCGTTTGTGCCGCCATTTCTAGGCGACAGGGTAAAACTTATATTACAAATGTCATTGGACAGCTTGTATCTCTCGTGCCAAACTCTAATATCTTAATAATGTCACCAAACTATGCTTTGTCACAAATCTCCTTTGATTTGCAAAGACAACTAATCAAACACTTTGATTTAGAAGTAGTAAGAGACAATGCTAAAGATAAAGTAATCGAGCTATCTAACGGCTCAACAATAAGAATGGGATCAGTTAATCAGGTGGATTCAACTGTTGGTCGTTCATATGATTTAATCATATTTGATGAAGCTGCATTGGCAGACGGTAAAGACGCCTTCAATGTAGCACTTCGTCCAACTCTGGATAAAGAAAACAGCAAAGCAGTATTTATTTCTACACCTCGTGGAAGAAATAACTGGTTTGCAGATTTCTGGCAAAGAGGATTTAATGATGAATTTAAAGATTGGTGTGCTATAAGAGCCACCTACCATGAAAATCCACGCTTTAGTGAAGAAGACATCAAAGAAGCAAGGAAAGCTATGTCTACAGCAGAATTTGCTCAAGAATATATGGCAGACTTTAATACTTATGAAGGACAGGTTTGGAACTTTAATTTTGAACAGTGTGTTGCAGATTTAAGTCAATTAGACACTAGTAGGATGGATGTGTTCGCAGGTTTAGATGTTGGGTACAAAGATCCAACAGCTTTATGTGTGATAGCATATGATTGGGACGAAGAAAAATATTATCTAATAGATGAGTACATGGATGCAGAAAAAACTACTGAGCAGCATGCAATACAAATTCAGGAAAGAATTCAAAAATATGGTATTGACTATATTTATATCGATTCAGCAGCTCAGCAAACACGATTTGATTTTGCTCAAAATTATGATATTTCAACTATTAATGCGAAAAAATCTGTTTTAGACGGTATTGGACATTGTTCAACCATAGTAGATAATGACAGGTTAATTATAGATCAAAGATGTGCTAATACTCTTTCGGCAGTAGATCAGTACCAATGGGATCCAAACCCTAATTTGATGAAAGAAAAGCCGAAACACAATATGGCAAGTCATATGAGTGACGCGTTAAGATATGCGCTGTACACCTTTGAGACAACAGCGACTAGTTTTTAATTTGAGACCAATGAAAAAATAGTTGTTGACAAGAAGGTAAAAATTTGGTATAATTTTATTAATTAGGAATTTATGGATTTAAAAAGGGATTTAGTCAAGTACGTTAGAGATAAAGCGAAAGCTAAATATAAAAAAGACACTCAGTGCTTTATCTGTGGAGAGACAGATAATTTAGACTTTCACCACTTCTACGGAATGACTGAGCTATTGGCAAAATGGCTCCAAACTAATAAAATTACGATAACATCTGCCGATGAAATAATGAATATCCGTGAACAGTTTATTGAAGAATATACTAATGAGATATATAACGAGGCTGCTACTTTATGTAAAACTCATCACATAAGGTTGCATAGTATTTATGGTAAAAGACCAA